TCTTGACTGTTTAGAATTATCGATAACATTATACTACCGTTACGTTGTTTACCGTTAGTGTGACTAGATTATTCAGTCCTATAATAACGCTTTTGTTTTTGAATTCTGCCTTGAGATTTGTTTGAGAATTTATAACTCCAGATGGAATTATAATCACACCTTTGTTGGCAATGAAAGTTCCATAGGTTGTTCCAGATACCTGTGTTTCTGTTCCATCCGTATCTACTGCCCACAACTGTAGATTCAATTGACTATTTTTATTTGCAAGTGTAGTTGCAAACATTTTCAGAACTGCTTTCTTTCCAGTAGTTGAAGTTGATATTCCAGGCAATTCAGAACTGAATTGATCAGTTACTGGTGTTGGCGAAGATAGTGGAAGATGTAGTTCATTGTTTAAATTAAATGTGTAATCTTTACCTGGAGCAAGTGGTTCGTTTGCATATATGGTAAAGTTGTCTGGGGATATTCTTAAAGTCTTGACAATTGTATTTGTATTTGTCTGCAAAGATGTTATGAAGTCTGAAGCACTGAAATTTACATTATATTTTCTATTTGCAGCATAATATTGATTGAACAGTGCAGTTACATATTGTGTACTTAGCAATCTATTTGATGCAATGTTTTGCGTAGATGCACCAAGACTGTAGAACAAATCAACACCGACTCTTAATGTATTAGAAGTAACATATTCTGGTAATACCGTAACTATACTTCTTTCTTTTAGGAAATTAATCAATTCATCGATTACAGAATCACTTAGTGGATTGTTCGTAGTAATGAAAACTCTTCCAAATCTTGCAGGAGTTAAATCTTGACCACCAAACACATTGAATTCTGTATCATTTGCAAAATATCCTGCTTCGATAAGCAATGCCTTGTAATCATTAACGGTGACTGCTCTTTCTTGTGATGCAAAATACTTTGGAGCAACAAATCTAATTGAATCTAGATCTGGTTTGTTTCTACCACCTTGTGAAGCAGATACGGTTAATACTGTAGAACCAGAAAGTGCTGGGCAAGAAAATGATGAAAGACCATTTCCTAAAGATCCGTTCGTCTTGAGATACCGAACAATAACACTACTCATTGTTGTGTCGATTGATCTTCCTAGAGAATTTGGTGTTCCAAACAATATAGAAAATCCAGTGGATGTTCTCTCGACAAAATAAATGTTATCGTTTATCTGTGAAACATATCCGACATTTTGTTGTCTGACCCAATCCGTGGTAAGTTGTGTTAATTCGTCAATCTGCTCAGTAACAGTGACCTTAATGGAATTTAAATCGAAATCATCACTGACAATTGTTATTTTTTGATTTGCATAGTCAAAGGTGGGAATTGCATCAAAATTAACATATGCTGATGCTTCGTATATTGAAATTTCTTGACTCGTTCCATCGGTTAGTGGTACATAGTCTAAGTTATAAAAGTTAAAAGCAACACCATTTTCATCTTTGGATGCAAACAATGTTCCAGCAGTTATGCCTGAAAATGCAGCTGCTTGATTTACAGTGACTGTTGCTCTTGCTGCGGTTCTTGCAGGAACAGTATACCCCAGTGGTTTGCATAGAGAAATTATGGAATCTTCTTTTTGTGCACTGTCAAGAAATGCCTCAGCATTGATCATGTTTGCATAGTACGCATAGTAGAATGTGTTATATGCAAGAAGATCTATTATGGTTTGAATAGCACTTCCTTCGAAATTATATCCACTAAAGGTAGATTGATTTCTCAAATAGTCAGTTAGACTATTTTTTATTTGTGAGAATTCTAGATTTCCTAATGTTGTTGGTGTGTTTGCCATTACCTGGTCCTTGCTATGCTTACGTTGATTATGTCAGAAATACCAGCATCAGGAATATTATAATCCACAACTATATTTATTTCATTTGCAGGAGAATTATCAATAATTTTGATATCATTTATCCCAACTCTGTTACCTTCGTATCTTTGAATATTACCAGCAATTATTGCTTGTACCCTGACAACCATATCGATGGTAAAATTTTCAAACAAATAATCATAGATATTGCATCCAAATTTATAATCAAACCCTCGTTCTCCGACATTCGTCATGATGATATTCTTTATCGATTGACGAATTGCGTTCAAGTCGCGGGTCAAATTCAAATCCCCAGTAAATGGATTTTTACTGATGAAGAATGGTATGTCTGCGTAACTTATATTTCGTTTTAGCATATTATTATTTATTCTTCTCTATCTTGTTTACCAAATACTGCTTTTGGTGCTTGAGATTCGTTTGGATTATAATGTAGACTGTTTCTTACAAGTGTTACGGTCATTATGTAACCAATAGTACCTGGCATTAAATGATCTATCTCTGAGACTAACCATCTTCCTGATATCTTCTTATATTTGTTCACTGTTTCTTCTGGCAATTCGTTTTCGTTGATTATTTCGACTATAGAACCAATTTGAATCTTATCATTTGGTGCTATTCTTATTTTAATTTTCTGAGAATCCAATTGTCTAAGTTGAGCAATTCTCACCAGTGGGAATTTATTTGGGACATTCCAGAAAGTAGAATATGTTCTGTTATATTCTAGGTATTTCTTAAAATTAATTCCTTGTTCTGGGCAGTTGCAACTGCAAGATGAATTTGGATCTGCCCATTCACAACCTAACCAAGAAGAATCAAGATTTTCTTCTATAAGAGAACATTCGTTTATTTCTTGATATAATCTGTGAAGTTCAAGATATGTGGGTTCTTGTTCAGTTGGCATCAACTCTTTTGCTGGACAATTGCAATATGGGTCTGCTGTGCAACCACCCGCAGATTGTACCAGTCCTTTGAGTAGTGCCTGTGGGTTTGCACACTTAAGACCAATATCCTCACATTTGCGAGTGTTTCTGGCAAATACGGTGAACTGTAGTGCAAAATTGCGATCAAACATTTCATACTCAGTATCAACTGGTGGTGTTATTAGACCATAATCTGATTCACCACTTAAATCATATTTCCACAACTCAGTGGATACCAGTGATGGTCTATACAGAATATAATTTCCTGCAAGGTAGTGCATCAGCGATTCTCTAAAATATCCATTCAGATTTGTGTTGTATGGAGAAATAGATGTTTTGTCTTCTGGGGTATCTACAAAGAAAGATAGATCTGGTGCTTCGGTTTCCAGTAGATCTTTAATCGCATTTCCTTTTCCTAGTTCTAACCAAGTTTCAAATTCGCTACCATACCAGGTTCTCCAATAGTTTGGAGAAATTGTAAATATTCCCTTTCCACCAAACAAATCTCTTGCCTTTGTGTTTGGAGTTTTGAACATATTTGCAAATCTTATTGGTATGAATAGATTTCTTGGAACAAACAAGGACCACCAAGATCTGTGTGGTTTTAATTTTCTATAACTGTTTGGTAGAATATATGATCCCACAACAGATGTTCTGTAAAGTGGATCAAATTGCTTACCCGAACTCATACCATAGTGATGAAGCGATTCCATCCAATCTTGTGAATCGTTTTCGAAATAATACCCACCACCCATATGATAATCTAAATCATATGCACCACCGTGTAGATCTTCTTGTGATGCATCATATGCATAGTAGGGATAATCTGTTTCAAATCCTGCCTCTGGCCAGAGATCCATTCCATTGTAATCTGAAGTTAGATAATCGGTCTTCGACAACACAGAACCTGTATCGTGGTTCCACCAATTATAATAATTACCCTTATCGATTCCTAAAAGTTTTTGATTGGTTGGCAGTTCATCTTTTATCTTCTTGACTGCAACATCAAACCCATAAGGATCCATTCCTATTACCGCAACATTATATTTGACACCTTGTCTTCCAAATGGACCAGATGTTAGATTTACAATGTATGGTAAGAAATACTCTGAACCAGCATCTCTGATAAACCCATTTGGAAAATCACGAATTCTATCCAAACCAATTGGGGTTTGGAATTCTATGCGAACATATGAAGATATTTCTTCTTTCTTTAGGTTTGGTGGTTTTTTACCATTCGTATTGTAGAAATTAAATGTATCTTTGAAATCTGAAAGATTGGTTTCGGTATTCAAATCGGATTGTGCGTTACCATAGGTTTTAATTCTTCTATTATCGATATTTGTAATATCTGATAAAT